TTACGGATGCACTGAAAGCACAACTTGCCTTGTTCGTCCACATAATCGTAATGCGCTACTTCGGTATAGTGGGCGCCAGCGAAGCCGAGCTTGTCCCACACCGCCTCTTGCGAGCAGCCCGTGTGGCAATGCAGCAGCACTTTGCCGTTTTTGAAAGCGATAGATAAGGATGGGTCATGGTCGTCGTGCGCCGGGCACAACGCTTGCCAGCCGCTCCCCACCTTGCGGACCTTGTGGAGTTTGGCTAGGACTGAATCCAGGTCAGCGCTTGTCGCCATTGGAGCCTCTGCGCGGGCTTGCGCAATACTCCTCTAGCGATGAGCGATCAATCAAATAGAACGCAATGCGCCCTATCTGACGTTTGAAGCTTTTGATTTTTTTCTCAGCGATTAGATCGTAAATCCATTGTCGCGTGAAACCAGTGAGCACGGCTGCTTCATGCACCGTAAGGGTGCCCTGCGGAATTGTTTCCATGTGTGCGAAACCCCTAAAAAAGCACGTGGGCTGCACTTTACTACACAAGTTCCAGTAGTTTCAAGTGAAAAAGTTTCCGGGTGTGTGTTTTGGCAATGTTTTAGCGTTTTAGCGAGTTTCGCTTTTTGTACGCTTTTGGGGTCTGTTTTGGAATCCGCTAAAACACGCGTCAAAACGCTACATTCTAAAAGCTTTAAGCGCTAAAACGCTAGTGTTTTGACCCCTTAGGTTTTTTGCCAAAACACTTTGCACGTTTTAGCGGACTGTTTTAGCGGCTAGGTACGGCGTTTTGGCGACTGACTACGTCGCGCCAAAAACGCGCCAGATCGTACCTAGTGCGCTAAAACACTTGCACCCTAGGGTATAGACTAGACGTAGTGACTTGTAGGGCTCACTTCGAGGACACCACCCAAACAGCGGAGAGCCATATTCCAACCTGCGGCTCTCCGCGAAGCGTAGGAGTTAACTAGGTGTGCGTAACGCCGATAGCATCGAGGAACAGAACGCACGCGTGGAAGGTTCTACTCAGCGCACTAGAAGAAAAGGCATCGGTAGTGGCAATCATCCAAATTCTCGCGCACAACTTCGTCCGAAGCCTTGGCCCAAAGGCGTTAGTGGTAATCCTGGCGGCAAGCCGGGTTACGATGTTGGCGCGAAGATCGCTCGTACTATTTTTGAAAGTAACGAAGAAGCTATCTATCATGCGATGGCTGAGGCATTACTTCGCGGCAATGCATACACATTTAAGGAACTTTGCGAGCGCGCCTACGGCAAACTCAAGGAAGATGTCGTTCACCATGCCGACGAAGCTCTTCTTGCTGCTCTCGCTGCTGGGCGTAAACGGAACAGTGATGGCGACGGAAGTTAAGTCCGCGAATCTTCAACTTGCGGAAGAAGTGGCGAAGTATTATGCCGATCCGTACGGCTTCGTGCGCTTCGCGTTTCCGTGGGGCGAGCCTGGGATGTTGGAACGCGAGAGCGGGCCGGATGAAATCCAGAAAGAATTTTTGCAATCACTAGGTCGCGAGGTCCGCGAACGTAAGTTTGACGGCCAGACGCCAGTGCTGCCGATTCGCATGGCAGAGTCAAGCGGCCACGGGACTGGCAAGTCCGCGATGGGCGCGTGGATCGCGTGGTGGATTTTAAGTACGCGACCCTTCTCAGTTGGCACGATTAGCGCAGGAACGTATCAGCAACTTGAAACGAAAACATGGGCGGCGGTAAAAGCGTGGGGCGAGAAGTGTATTACTGCGCGCTGGTTCGAGATTCAGGAAAGTGGCGTATTTCACAAGCGGTTCTCGGATACATGGAAAGTCACGCCGCAGACTTGCAAGGAGCAAAACGCGCAGAGTTTCGCCGGCCAGCATGCGCGGCAGTCCACTAGTTGGTATCTATTCGATGAGGCTTCGGAAGTTCCTGATAAGATTTGGGAGACTGCGGAAGGCGGCCTGACCGACGGCGAGCCGATGTTCTTCGTTTGGGGACAGCCAGTACGCAATACCGGCGAGTTCTACAAGATTTGTTTTGGCGAGAAGCGCGCTCGTTGGAATCATCGTAATGTGGATTCGCGGCAGAGTCGCTTCACGAGTAAGGCGCTCATCGAGCAATGGATCGCTGACTATGGCATCGACTCAGATTTCTGCAAGGTCCGCGTGCTCGGACTTCCGCCATCCGCTTCCGAACTCCAGTACATCGACAAAAAGAGGATCGACGAAGCGCGTAATCGTAAGCAAAAAGCGCTCGCAAACGAGCCACTCGTGGCCGGATTCGATGTTAGTGGCGGCGGCAAGGCGTGGAACGTAATTCGCTTTCGCCGTGGCCTGAATGGCGATCCTGGCATCGAACCGATACGTATTCCCGGCGAGCGCGATGCGGATCGTTCGCAACGTCTTGGTATCTGCGCCGAGTTATTGCGTGATCAACGGCCAGATCGAAAGATTGCGGCAATGTTTATTGATACTGCTTTTGGTGCGCCTATTGCGGTGGGCTTGCGCAATCTTGGCTTTACGAACGTATTCGAGGTCAACGCCGGCGGGGAGTCGCCGGACATTCACTGCTTGAACATGCGTGCGTTCATGTGGATGAAGAGCAAGGAATGGCTCCTGCTTGGCGCTCTGCGCGATGATGAAGAGTTGGCCTCGCAGTTAGCGCTCCCCGGTTATCACATCAACAACTCTGGGAAGTTGGTCATCGAAAGCAAGAGAGATATTCAAGAGCGCGGCGAGAAATCGCCGGACGATGCAGATGCGTTCAATTTGACGTTTACTCGTGAAGTGCGGGCGCCGAGCGTGCAACGGTCCAGTTATGCGCCGACAAGTGGATGGAGTTGAGTGATGAGACTCGTCAAGCCAGGCCACGGACGTAAGCCGAAAGGCGCGCACGGACGGGCCGCGGTGCGCGCCTTAGGGCGCACGAAGACGACCGGGAATTTCGCAAGGATTGAGCGCGCGAAAGGTAAAGGCGCGGCGATTGCAGCGTATCAGAATGCGTTGAAGGCGCACAAGCGTGGCTGACGTAACGGTGCACGGCGCTCATGCGACGGAGCGCTACACGAAGGAGCAGGTGAACTACAGGGACGAGTCGCCGGAAGAAGACGAGCGCTGCGAGCTTTGCAAGCACTTCGAGGTATTGCGCAAGAACGGCTGCGAGATTGTGAAAGGGATCATCAAGGCGAGCGGCTACTGCGACAGGTTCGAGGCGAAATGAAGTATCAGCTTCGCAAGCAGCACGACGGCACGTGGCGGCTAACGAGTGACCGCAGTACCGTCCCAGTCTGCGTTGGGAGTTTTGCCATCTGCAGGATGTACCTGTGGGGCTACGGACATCGGCCTGGGAACTTGAGTGCGGACAAATGAGTGAGAAAAATAACTCCCGAAGGAAGGAACTCAAGATTGCAGGCCAGTCTATTCAGCCGCGCGGCGAGCTTGTGCTAATCGCTCCGTACATGACTAGCTTGCGCAGCGCGGACGTAGTGACGCGCATCATCCTGCCGGACATCGCCAAGGAGCCGAGCCGCTGCGGCAGGGTGCTAGCAGTAGGCCCGAAAGTGCACGACATCGAGCAAGGGATGGACGTGATCTTCCGGCGCTATGCGGGAGTGGAGTTTCGTAGCGACGAAGGCGACCGCCAAGAGTTTGACGGTTTGCGGCTAATGAAGCAAGACGACATTTTATGCATAGTGAAGGGAGTGGAGTTCACCGCGCAGAAAGGCGCGACGAATCGGGTGGAATCATGGACGTAAACATTCCCGGCATTAATCTGCCTGCCGAGTTCGAAGGCCCGGACGTATCGACGCTCGACGGGCAAACTTTGAAGCAAGTCGCTAAGCAGTATTTCGCTGCCGGCGTGAAGTTTGGCTTTGAGCAGGCGTGCGCTTCATTGAATGCCAAAGCTGCACAGCCTGCAGACAAGACATTGTTCGTCGTCCCGAACGACAAGAAAGTGAGGCTAGTGTGACTTCGCTGACGAAAGACAAGCGCAAGGATAAACCGGACATCGTAGCCCACGGCAAGGCGATGGAACGCGGAGCGCGCGACAAGACGGCCGTACCGGCGCTGCCGCACTTCACGATTAGCCCGGCGCTCGGCGGCGGCGTGCGTTTCGAGCACCGCGAGAACCCGCAAGCGCATCCGCATCAAGCGCACGAGTTCGGCCCGACGGAGCACGACGCCTTCCTCGCGCACGTGAAAGAGCACACAACGCAGCACTTCGCCGCCGCAAGCGGCGAGGAAGCGCAAGCGCAGAAAGAGAAGGCGGAGATCAAGGAGAAGAATTTGGGGGTGGAGACGTGATTCTTCCGTGCGTGCGGTTCGTCAGGATATTCGATGCCCAACAGCTAAGAATGCGCAACATCTGGATGCGCATCACCACGAAAGATCAGTACGATAACGCGCCGCTAGCGACGGAATTGTGCATTCAAGCGCCTACGGTCGAGAAGGTCTTGGAGGAATTGAAAGGTTTTTGCAGCCGTCATCTTTCGGATGAAGTCGTGCAGCAAATACGGGAAAGCGCCAAGGATATTACCTGGGAAGAAGCGCGCGATTCGACGTTCGAGGTGATGAATGCCAGTTGAGCATTTCAAGTCGAAGGAAGCCTACCGCAAGAACATGGCCTACCGGCATATTCACGGAATCCCGTTTACTGCTTCCAAGGTAGTCGTCGGCGGCAAGGCACACAAAGTCCAACACTCGACGAGCGGGCCGCGCAAGCGTATTGATGCAGCACAGCGTGCGAAAGTTCGCGGGCGCGCCGGCCGTCCGCGTAAGAATTCCGATACGCGGGCGTACTCGGCAGGGAAAAGAGTTTAATGGCTCCAGCGCGCACGCTCGATGACATTCGCAACGACCCGTTCCTGGATAAAGCGAGGAAGCGGTTCAAGTACTGTTTCGAGTCGTGGAAGGACATCTACGAAGAAGGCGACGTAGACATAAACTTCCTGGCCGGCGACTCTTGGGAAGGGCCGGAGAAGCGCCGCCGCACGGACAAGAAGATTCCCATGCCGCATATGGACGAGCTAAGCCAGTACATCAATCAGCTCATCAACGACGTGCGGCAGAACAAGCGCAGCCCGAAGGTCGAACCGATGGGCTCTATCGCTACCGACAAGAGCGCGGAGATACGCGAGAACTGGATACGCGCCGTGGAATATGCGTCGAGTGCGCAGACGGCGTACATCACGGCGTTCGATTCGCAAGTCTCGCGTAGCTTCGGCTTCTGGCGGCTAGAGACTTGCTACGAGAACGACGATTCGTTCAATTTGACGGCGCGCATAAAGCGTATCGCTAATCCGAAAACAATCTTCTTCGACCCGGACTGCAAGGAATATACCTGCGAAGACGCGGAAGACTGTTTCGAGATCGATTTCTGGCCTATCGACAAGTTTAAGCGCGAGTATCCGAAGGCGGCAGTGCTGGAATTCACCGACGACGTGCGCGAGATCGCGCCCGATTGGATACAGAAGGAGCGCGTGCAAGTAGCCAGCTGGTGGAAAGTCGAACTGACGCCAGTCACGATCCATCAAGTACGGCTCGAAGACGGCAGCCTGCGCACGATGCGCAAAGAGCACTTGCCGGCGAAGATGGGCAAGGCCGAAGTCATTAAGACGCGCGAAGTGCAAGAGCGGCGCATCGTGCAGCACATCTTGAACGGCGTCGAAGAGTTGGAAACAAACGACCCGAAAGACGGCAAAGGCTGGCCGGGGCAATGGATTCCGATCATCCCGGTATGGGGTAAAGAACTCTATCGCGCTGATACGAGCGGTACGCGCCGCGAACTCTTTAGCTACATCCGCCTCGCGCGCGACCCGCAGCGTTTGCTGAATTATCACGTAGCGCAAGAGATTATGGAAGCGAAGATGTCGCCGCGCGCTCCGTATATGGGGCCGAAGGGCATGTTCAGCGAGCATGCAGACCAGTGGGAGCGGCTGAACGACGATCCTACCGCTTACGTCGAGTATTCGATTCCCGAGGGTTTTCAGCCGGGACAAATAGCTCCGCAGCGCATCCCCTTTGTGCCAAATTTCCAGCAATACGAGATCGCCAAAGAGTCCGCGAAGCGCGCGATCCAAGCGGCTATGGGGATTTCGCCGTTGCCGACTCCGGCGCAGCGCGCCAACGAGAAGAGCGGCATCGCGCTGGAGCGCATTCGCTCGACCGAACAACTAGGCTCGTTCCACTTCATCGACAACTTCGAGCGCAGCTTGGATTTTAATGGCCGGCAACTGGACGATGTATTCCCGAAGCTGAATGATACGAAGCGCAAGCTGCCGCAGCGCGATGCGCAGAACGCGCATTCAGTGATCGACTTCATGCCGCAGACGGCTTCCGGCGACCATCAGACGACTATCGCCGTCGGGCCATCCTACGACTCGCAGCGGCAGGAAGCGCAAGCGTTCATGGACACGCTGGCGAACGTGCCGGGAGCAGCGCCATTAATTCTCGACTTGATCGTGAAAGCGCGCGACCTCGGGCCGCTCGGCGACGAGATGGCCGAGCGGCTGACGCCGCCACAGTTCGCGCAGTTGCCGCCCGACTTGCCGCCCGCTGTAGCCAGCATGATCGGCCAGATGCGCCAACAGCTACAGACTGCGCAAGCAGCCATCGCGCAGATGAGCATGGAGAAGAAGGCTAAAGCGCAGGACAACGACGTGCGCTTGAAGATTGCCGCGTTGCAGGAGCAGACGAAGATCATTATCGCGCAGGCTACGCTGCAGAAGGAGTCGGCGGAAACAATCCTGCAGAACGAGTATGCGCGCATCCAGAGCATCTTCGACACAATCAGCGACATGGCGACTGCAGCGCATCAAGCCGACTTGGACAAGGCCGTAGCGGCGCACGCGGCGAGTTTACCGCAACCAGCGATGGCGGCGGGAAGCACGAACGGAAACGGAGGTGGTACGCAATGAGGAGTTCAGAAGAGAGCAGAGGGGCGCCGGAACCGGTCGAAAAGGGAGAAGCGCATAAGGTTCGAAAGGAAGGCCGGCAGTCCGACGCGCACGTTTCAGGCACTGGCACAGATCACGGCATGAATAAGGCGCTGGACTTGCACGGCGATACGCCGCCGACGCAGGAAGCGCTGTCGCGGTCATACGCAAGCAGAGCGGAGAAGTTCGGGGGGCACGGAAAGAATCGCAATCGGAAGATTTGAGAATCATGAGGGAAAATCATGGCTACGGACGTTAAGCTGCCGGATTCGTCAACGGCATTGAGTTCGATGAACGAAAGCCAGCGGGCAAACTGGCTCAAGACTGGGGATTTGCCCGAGGAAAGCGCTGCTCCTCCAGCGAAGCTAGCGCCGGCAGATAATGGAGCCTCGCCAACTCCTGCGAAAACGGAAGTACCCGAGCCTCAAAAGAAAGAGGCTAAAGCGCCTGCGGAGCCGGCACCCGCGAAGAAAGCCGTTGCGAACGCGGAGACGCGCATCAAAGACCTGCTGGCGCAAATCAAGGAGCGAGATGCCGAGATTGAGCGCTTGCGGGCCGAGCCTGCGCCAAAAGCGGAGAAGAAAACAGAGAATCCGCGGCCGCGCCGCAACGACACGGACGAGAAAGGCCAGCCGAAGAACGCGACCGACGAACAGTTTGACGACGCTTACGACAAATACGTTCGCGGCGAGGTTACTTCGCAGGTCGCTAAGGATTTCGAGACTAAACAGCGCGAGGAGACAAATCGTAAGGTGATGGAAGCGCAGCAAGCCAAGATGCGCCTCTCGGCAAAGATGGCCGAGGAGCGTCATCCGGGTCTGAAGATGCTCGAATTGACGGCAGTCGACGAGAAGGGTGTTCCGAAGAACGCGGAACTCGCAAAACTGGATTCGCGTAGTGTTCTGAACACTTGGCTTGTCGACAGCGAGATCGGCGCTGACTTAATCTTTTACCTTACGGAGCATCCTGGCGAGATCGAGCGCATCCAATCGCTCGGCCCATACGCGCAAGCGCGCGAACTGACTCGTCTCGAAGACACCTTGAACAAGCCCGCCGCAAAGCAAGAGCCGCCGCCAGCAAAAGAACCGGAGCCGGCGTCGAAGGCCCCAGCGCCGGCGAAAACCGTCGCCGGAAAGAATACTGCCCCGCCGGACAGGGAAAACAACGCCCTGCAGAGCGGGGATTTCCGCTCGTACATGGACGAAGCGAACGAGCGCGAGGGAGTGAAGAGGAGATAGCGCTTTGCCAAACGTTTTTGCATTTCCGCAGTGGGTTTCCATGGAACCCTTGCGGTTCTTGATCAACATGCTCGAAGTTGCCGACGGTTTCAATACCGAATGGATCAAGGAATTCGAGCAAGAGTTCGCCATCGGCACGGTGACTCAGGTCAAGATTCCGCAGGCGTTCCTCATCCGCACCGGCTTGGGATATACGCCGCAGGCGATCAACCGCTTGACGACGACGATCAACTGCAACGTAGTGATAGGCGTCGATTTCGAGTGGGACTCTTTCGAAGAAGCGCTGAACTTGGAGCGCTCCAAGGAAGAGATTCGCCGACAGTATCTCGAACCGGCCGCAGCGCAACTAGCGCAGGAAGTTGATTCACAGGCTGCGCTTTTTGCCATCCAGAACACCAACAACATCGTCGGCGTATTGGGCAGTGACCCGATCTCGACGACTACGTTCGCGCAAGCGCGCCAGCGCTTGCTGGAACTCGCGTGCCCGCCTATCGGGATGAAGAAGCTCGTCATCCCGCCGCAGGTGAGTACCGCAATGGTTCCGGCATTGCAGACACTGTTCAACCCGACGAAGGAAGTTCAGGACCAGTATCGCAAGGGCTACCTTGGCGGATTGCATGGCTTCGAAGTCTTTGAGTGCATGAGCTTGTGGCGGCAGACTGCCGGCACGCAAGCCGGCGCGACGACAATCAATACCGGCAACCCGAACCACCTCGTCAACGGCAACCAGTTGGGGCTGAACTCCACGGCTGCCGATACGTTCAACGTCGGAGACGTGATCGCGATCACTTCAACCGCCGTCAACCAAGTCAACCCGCGCACGCGGCGCTTCTTGTCGCAGATCCCGAAGCAGTTCACGATCCTGCAGCCTTATACTGCAGTCGGTTCCGGCAACAACGCCGACTTCGTCGTCGTCTCGCCGGCCGTCTTCGCTCCAGGCTCGCAGTATCAGAACGTAGACTCGCTCCCGGTGAACAGCGCGACGGTCACGCCGTATCCCGGCACGACTTCGCCTTCCGGCAAGTCCGGTGCGCAGGGCATCGCGTTCCACGAGGATGCATTCGGTTTGGCCACGGTTCGTCTCGACGAGCCGGAAGCTACCGAACTGACCTCCCAGACGCGCGATCCGAAGACGCGCATAGCAATCCGCTTCATCCGTATGTTCGACCCCATTCAATCGAAGTACGTCAACCGCTACGACTGCGTGTTCGGATTCGGCCAGCTGTATTCCGACAACTGCTCCGTGCGGTTGCTGTGTGCTTAAAGGAGACGACATGACCAAGAAAATACTCATCGCATTCTTGGCAATTCTTGCGCTTCCGCTGCTCGCTTCCGCGCAACTGAACTCGCTTACGCAAATGACCCTCTCCGCGGCTATTCCTCAGATTACCGGGTCTACCACCATCGGCACTGGCGTGGGCTCCTCGCAGACTTTCGCGCAGGTGACCTCCGCGACTGCCATCACCGGCATCGCGCTAAACCCCACGGCAGTACTCAACACGCAGAACAGCGTGTGCATCTACGTGGACCGCGAACTGATGCAGGTGACGCGTATCAGCGGCACTACAGCATACGTGGTCCGCGGCTACGATGGCACGTTCGCATCTCCGCACGCTTCCGGCGCGATGGTGCTTGCCGGCCAGTGTTCCTGGTTCTACCACCAAGACCCCGGCGGCGGACGCTATCCCGGCATGGGCGTATCGAACGTGGCCTGCACGCAGGCGGCGGTATTCGTTTCGCCTTACGTCAACATCTACACTGGCGCGCAGTGGCTATGCTCTCCGACGACGCTGACGTGGGTTCCGGGTTTC